CTCACTCGCTTACCGCCAAGGGCGGACTCGCCGCGGTAGTTATGCTACTTACTTGGATATCTCTCATCCCGATATTCTCATATTTCTTGAAATGAGAAAGCCAACAGGTGACCAGAACATGCGTTGCTTGAATTTGCATCAAGGCATCAACATCACCGATGACTTCATGCGATTGATTGAACAATCTATGCTTGATCCACATGCTGATGATACATGGGAACTAAAAGATCCACATAGCGGTGTTGTGCGTGATACAATACCCGCAAGAGAATTGTGGCAAAGAATTCTTGAAGCACGAATGCTAACTGGTGAACCATACCTACATTTCATTGATACAAGTAATCGTGCTATGCACCAGTTTCAAAAAGATTTAGGATTAACCATTAGACAAAGTAATTTGTGTAGTGAAATTATTCTACCGACAGACAAAGACCGCACCGCAGTATGTTGCTTGTCATCAGTCAACTTGGAGTACTATGATGAATGGAAAAATGATACCTTATTCCTTAAGGACATTGCTGAAATGCTTGATAATGTTTTGGAGTATTTTATTGCTAATGCGCCTGATACCATTTCCCGGGCTAAGTATTCTGCTAGTCGTGAGCGTTCTATTGGCATTGGTGCCTTAGGCTTTCATGCATTCCTACAGAAAAGTGGTATTGCATTTGAAGGTGTTATGGCTAAAGTTATGAACAATCAAATGTTCAAACATATTAAGGAGAAACTTGATGAAGCGAATATTCAATTGGGCAGTGAGCGAGGCAGTCCTCCTGATTGCGATGGCACTGGTCGTAGGTTTGCTCACGTTATGGCTATTGCTCCCAATGCTTCTTCTTCTATTATTATGGGTAATACCAGCCCTTCTATTGAGCCGTATCGTGCTAATGCTTATAGACAAGACACATTGAGTGGTTCATCATTGACAAAGAATAAGTGGTTGGATAGAGTAATTGAAAAACATCTGGCGGGTGATGGTGAAACAATATCAACAAATGATTATAATGACATTTGGTCATCAATCATTGCAAACGATGGCTCGGTACAACATCTAACATGGATGGATGAAAATACAAAAGAGGTGTTCAAGACTTCAATGGAGATTGACCAGCGTTGGGTTGTTGAACATGCCGCTGATAGACAGCGTTACATTGACCAAGCACAATCATTGAATCTATTCTTTAGACCAGATGTAAATGTTAAGTATCTTCATGCTTGCCACTTCTTAGCATGGAAGAAAGGTCTCAAGACATTGTATTATTGCCGTAGCGAGAAATTGGCTAAGGCTGATAAGGTATCAAAACGAATTGAACGTGATGTAATCAAAGAACTTGACATGACGCAAATTGCACAAGGTAATGAATGTTTAGCATGTGAGGGTTGAATGAAACCTACTATAGCATTGTTTATACATGATCCTAAGTGTTCGGTGCAAAGTGGCAATGGAATTATCAAAGCATTAAATTCAAAGTACGAATTCAAAATATTTTCAAAGAATGAACTAGAAGATGATTTCTTTGATGATGTGCAAATGATTGCAGTACCAGGTGGCTTTGGTGATTCCGATTCATATGATTCATTATTCAAACACAATTCAAAGAGAGTTGTGGAGTTTGTGCAGAATGGTGGGCATTATCTTGGTATTTGTATGGGCGCATACTGGGCAGGTAAACACTATCTCAATATCCTAGGTGATGTGGAAGTTGAGCAATATATAAAAAGACCGAACACAGATACAAGGCGACCACATGCAAAGAATATGCCAATCATTTGGAATGGTGTAGATGACAGCATGTTCTTCTATGATGGCTGTGCATTCGGACCAGGTCAGTACGATATCGTAGCAAAGTATATGAATGATGATCCGATGGCTATCATAAAAGGACGAATCGGTCTTATTGGTTGTCATCCCGAAAGCCAATTACATTGGTATGAAAGTTATAGTTGGATGAAGGGTAAGTATCATAATGGTAGGCATCACACACAACTACTAGAGTTTGTAAACGAATTAATAAAAAGATAAAGAATGTCTCATATTGTTGCTAATCTTCCACCAATAAAATGTTTTGTTCGGAAAGAGTTCCTTTATGATTTTGAAAAGGGTCATGGAGAACTTGAGCCTTGTTGGTGGGTAAGTATTAAATCTTTGAGAGGTCAAGCATTTCGCATTGAAGCATACTTGAATAACTATGGCGCTTTGTATGATAAATTACCATTACATGCATTTTGTTGGAAACCAATTGAGAATGAATTACCACTAGATTATTTGCAGTTGTGGGATTGTCTTTCATATGATATAACTGTCATAAAGAAAGCACAATTACAATCAATGAAGTGTAAGTTTAAATTAAAGAATGGAGATTGGCAGTATGGTGTTTATATGTTTACAGTTGATTCTGCTCATCCTGATTTTAACATACTTGATACAGGGTTTTCTGAGGATATCGAAGACCACAAGTCTTATAATTTCATTATGTGTGATAATGGGCAGTTTGCTTCTCAGCCAAACAATCGTTTAATTATATTAGAACCAAGCAGTAATCCAACAGAATTAAAGATGCCAGACTTTAAAGTTGCAACAAAAAAATGGTCAGTTGAAACAGATTCAAAATGGGCATTAGGTGATACAAATACGATAATGTATGAAAAAATAGAAAAGAAAGAAAAGAAATGAAAAAAATAATTATAAGTGTAATAGCCATGCTATCAATCGTAGCATTTGCTCAGGGCAAACAAAAAGAGGGTGTCATTTATGATGCAGTTATCACCAGAGTTATTGATGGTGATACTGTAGCATTTCAAGCACCATTTCTACCTGCACCATTGAAGCAGGAACTATCCATTCGTGTATTTGGTGTTGATACACCAGAGAAGGGACATAGAGCGCAATGCCCAAGCGAGGATCAAAGAGGACAGGCCGCATCCGCATTTACTAAAGCACAAATAAGCGCATCAACAAAGCGTCAGGTCATTCTAATGGACTGGGACAAATATGGTGGGCGTGTGTTGGGTGATGTTATTCTTGATGGTAAGAGTTTGCGTCAGATGTTGATATCAAATGGTTATGCCCGTGAGTACTACGGTGAAGCCAAACAAAGCTGGTGCAATTGATATGAGAATTTTAAGATTTACAGCATCATGGTGTGGTCCATGCAAATTATTGGCAAAGAATTTGGAAGAAGCCGACATTAGTATACCAATTGAGGTTGTTGATGTTGATGTTCATTCCGATGTTGCAGTAGAATACGGCATTCGTGGTGTACCAACATTAATTTTATTAGATGAAAATAATAATATATCTAAAAGACTTGTTGGCAATAAAACAGTTTCAGAATTAAAGGAATGGGTCATAACATGATTAAGAAAACACAAACAAGATTAACAGATGAGAGAAACAGTTTCAAACCTTTCAATTATCCTTGGGCATATGATGCATGGTTGAAGCATGAACAATCACATTGGTTACATACAGAAGTTCCAATGGCAGAAGATGTTAAAGATTGGAAAAAGAAGTTGTCAACCGAAGAAAAGCAATTTCTAACACACATCTTCCGATTCTTTACACAAGGTGATATTGATGTGGCTGGTGGGTATGTTAAGAATTATCTGCCGCATTTTCCACAACCAGAAGTTCGTATGATGTTGATGGGTTTCGCTGCAAGAGAAGCACTTCATGTGGCCGCCTATAGTCACTTGATTGAAACACTTGGATTACCAGAAACAACATACAACCAATTCTTAGATTATCAGGAGATGAAAGATAAACACGATTATGTTTTGGATATCTCTAATACGAATGGTGACCTCTCTAGTACTGCTACTCACATTGCTGTTTTTTCCGCTTTTACCGAAGGTATGCAGCTTTTTAGTTCTTTTATCATGTTGCTTAATTTTCCACGCCACGGTAAAATGAAGGGTATGGGTCAAATTGTTACTTGGTCTATTGTTGATGAAACAATGCACGCTGAATCAATGATTAAATTGTTCCGTACATACATTGAAGAAAATAAAGAAATCTGGAATGATGAACTTAAAGGTAAGATATATACAATTGCTGAGAAGATGGTTCAATTAGAAGATAAATTTATTGATTTAGCATTTAGTATGCAAGCTATAGAAGGTCTAACCAATGCTGATGTTAAACAATACATTCGTTATATTGCTGACCGTAGACTTATTAGTCTTGGCCTAAAAGGCATCTTTAAAGTGAAGAAGAACCCATTACCTTGGGTTGAAGAAATGATTAATGCACCAACACATACCAATTTCTTTGAGAATCGTGCTACTGACTATGCTAAGGGTGCGTTGTCGGGTAATTGGGGTGATGTTTGGGCTAAAGCAGCTTAAAGGAAGAAAATGGGAACAAAAACAATAACAGCAGAATGTTTAAACTGTGAATCGAGCTATGATATGATTTATATGGAAGAATTAGTATCGGAAGAATATCCGGAGTTTTGCCCATTTTGCGGTGAAACAATAGAATCATTAACCGAAGAAGAAGAAGATAATGAAGATGATTCCGATGAAGACAAATGGGAATAAACTGGACACATAAAAGTGAAGATTTTACAGAAGATTTAATTGGTGACAATTACGGTTTTGTGTATATTATAACAAATCAAGTTACTAATAAAAAATATATTGGTAAGAAATTCTTTTATTCATCAAAAACAAAACAAGTGAAAGGTAAGAAGAAAAAAAAATTCAAAGTTTCTTCGGACTGGCAAACTTACTATGGTAGTAATGAGGAATTGAAAAAAGATGTTATAATGCATGGCCAAGATTTGTTTAGCCGAGAAATCATACATCTGTGTAAAAGTAAAGGTGAATGTGGTTATCTTGAAGCTAAAGAACAATTTGTTCACGGTGCTTTAGAAACAGATAACTATTACAATTCTTGGATTATGGTAAGAGTAAGAAAGTCACACATTAAAGGTTTGCAATGTTAGAGTACTTGAAGGATATTGAGGAATATGATGCTTTGTTTTTCATGCCTCATCCAGATGTGGATATACACATTCAATCAAATAGATACAAAAATCCTGGAACACCAATAGATGTTGGTTCTATTGGACCAAGTTGGCATGTTTTGTTGTTTAGGCACAACGAAGAAACAGACACAGTGGAAAACTTGGAAGCATTTGATGCTGTTTTGAGTGAACCCAGAGAATATATTTCAACATTAATACCAAATGGTTGGTTTGGCATAGTTGCCAAAAAAACAACAACATCCAATTCTTTTATGTCTGATGCGCTTGACAAAATTAAGAGTTTGATGTAAAATAGAATCTTTGAAACTGAAAGTATACTATGATTCTTGTTGACCTTAACCAGGTATTGTTGGCTGGACTGATGGCACAAATTGCCAGTCAAAAGGGTGTTAAATTAGAAGAAGGTCTTATCAGACATATGGTCCTGAACATCATCAGGACGCACCTAAAGACATTCCGTAAAGAATATGGTGAAGTTGTACTCTGTAGTGACAACCGCAAATACTGGCGCAAGGAGTTTTTTCCTTTCTACAAGGCCGGCCGCAAGAAAACAAGAGAAAAATCAGACCTTGATTGGCACATGATTTTTGACATGCTTGCAAAATTCAAACAAGAGTTGCGTGACAATTTCCCCTACAAAGTTGTTGATGTTGAGGGAGCAGAAGCAGATGATATCATTGGTACACTTGTACCTCGCCACATCATGCACGAAAACCTCCTAATCATTTCAAGTGATGGTGATTTTCTACAATTACAAATGTATAATGGTAGAAGTGAATTTACTGTCAAGCAATATAATCCTGCACAAAAGAAATTTCTCATTTCGGAAAATCCAATAGCCGAATTGAAAGAAAAAATCATCCGTGGAGATAAAGGTGACGGCATACCGAATGTGTTATCAGTATCGGATTGTTTTGTGCGTGATATTCGTCAAACACCAATCAACAAAGGTAAACTTGATAAATTGATGGAAAAAGATTATGGTCTATGGGAAGATGAAAATGCTAGAATTGGTTTTTCTCGTAACCAGACACTCATCGACCTCAGAAATATACCAGGCGATATCAAAGAGAAAATCATAAATACTTATGAAGAAACTAAACCAGCACCCAAAGGTAAAATTTTGGATTATTTAATTGCCAACAAACTGAAAAGTTTAATTGATGTTATTGAGGAATTTTAATGAAACCGTTATATGAAATATTTGACGCAATTGATGATGCTCTAAGTAGAAAAGAGAGAATGGACATAATTAGCCAAAATTTGTCACAACCACTAGTTGATGTTTTCAAGTTAACATATCATCCAGATTTTCAATGGAAGGTAAAAGAAATACCTGAAAATTATAAAGTGCCAACTGATATGTTACCTGGTATCACGCATGATAGTCTAGCACACCAGCTGCGTAGATTGTATATGTTTCAAGAAGGCAATCCAATGGCCGAAACATTGACAGATAGAAGAAGAAATGAACTATTGATTCAGATGTTGGAATCAATCGAACCAAGAGAAGCGGAAATCTTATTGGGTATATTCCAAAAAGATTTGGGAGTAAAAGGTATTAACTATAAATTTGTAAAAGAGGCATTTCCAGACCTTCTACCATAATGGACAGAGAAAAAATAATTGTCATATCCGGTGAATTTGATCCTCCTTCTTATAATGAATTTAAATTATTAAAAAAATGCAAGTCAATGTGTGATTGGCTTGTTGTTGGCGTACATTCTGATGCTTACATGAAGTTACTCAGAAATGGTTATAAAAATACACTCGACCAAAGAAAAGAAGTAGTAGGAAGTTTTCCATTTGTTGATGAGGTGTTCTCATATAATGATAAAGATGGAACATCATGCAATTTGTTGAAATTAATAAAAATATGTTACCCAATGTCGAATATAATCTATGTGTCACAAACAGACATAACAAATATGCCAGAATCTCGTATTCGTGGCATAACCTTTGAGACTATTAAATAAGGAGTTAAATTAAAGTGTCAAAATTTTCCGGTAAGTTTCGCAATTACGATGATGATGAGAATTTCAATTTCAAATCAAGAAAAAAGAAAAAAGATCAACAAAAAACCACAAGAAATGTGTCTAATTATGATAATTATGATCTTTTCACTGGTTATGAAGATTATCAAAAACCTGCTAGAAGAAAAGCAAAACAATTCTAGTGTTGTTTTTGTGCAACACACATATTGACAAATGCCTTGAATAGTGTATAATACACTTATTCGTTGGAGAAATTTTATGATGTTCTATGTACGTTCACCTAAGTCCAAGGCCAAAAAAGTGCCTAAGGCTAAGCTCGAGCAATACGAAAAATGGTTGAAATCACACCAACCAACAAAACCACTTAAAATCCAAAAAACCAACAATACATTGTCTTATAAGCTGTCAACACCTGTTGGCCGTGAAACCAAGCAGTACAAATCGTTAAATACTGGTGAAGTTGGTGCAACCAAAGCTGAACCAAAGGTTTATACTGGTACAAACATGCTGGGTATTGCAACAATGCATAAATCCAACGCTGTTCCCGTGTTTAACACTGAAGCAGCTGTAGAAATTTCAAACATGAGGCGCTAAAATGAGTAAAAAACTGAGTTTTGTTGTAAAATTGCAACGACCGGTGTGTCGAACACCAATCAAGCCTGTGCAAGCGCATAAAAATGTCGCAAAATACAGTCGTAAAAATGATAAAAAGACAATTTTGTCGCAAATCACTGAGCTAGGAGCATAAAATGTCGCAAATCACTGAGCCAAAACAAGAACCGATTGAATGGCAACCTTTGGATAAAGTTGTACGTGAGTGGGCAGTCATGTCCCAATTCGAAAATGACCAAGATTGGTACAATAAACTGAAGGAACAGTGCGAATGAGCAAAATTTACAACTACGAAGAAATTTTCGAAGAAATACCTGGCGATCCCGACAACATTTTGCTAAAATTTCCGCCGGAAATGTTGGAACAAACCGGTTGGAAAGAAGGTGACACCATAAACATTAAAATTGTTAACGGAAGTTTACACATTTCAAAAAATGATGTTGCAGAAAAACAACTCAGCCTTGATTTTTGATTGATAGTGTGATATAATAGAGTTATCACACAGGAGTTTTCATGGAATTGATTGAATCTAAATCGTTGCTGGCCAAATTGATGGCTACAGAGAATCTAACGATTGAACAGCGCCCGGTACAAACAGCATCCTTTGATGTTCGTAACCGTGTTTTAGTTGTACCCATCCTCGACAAGAATATTTCAAATGAAATTTATGATTTATTCATGGGACACGAAGTTGGTCATGCTCTTTACACTCCGATGGAGGGTATGCTTAAAGTAAGAAAGCTAAAATTAAATAGTGATGTTGCCAATGTGGTTGAAGATTCCCGCATTGAACGCAAAATCAAATACAAATATCCTGGCCTCAAAAATTCTTTTGTGAGAGCTTACAAAGAGCTCTTTGAAAAAGATTTCTTTGGTGTCAAAGATTCTGACCTAAACAAATTAAATTTACTTGATAGGATTAATCTTCACTGCAAAGGTGGAGCTGGATTGCGTATTCAGTTTAATGATATTGAACGTGGTCTGGTTGGAGAAGTTGAAACAACTGAAACCTATGATGAAGTAATTGAAGTAACCAAGAAAATTATCGATTACATGAAAATGCAAATCGAAGAAGAAGAAAAACTAAGAATCAAATCAGATGAAGATGGTGATGATTATGATGATGAATCTGATGTATCAGAGGAAGAAATGGGCTTTGGTTCCGACTATGATGAGGACTATGAAGATTTCGATGGCAATAGTGAATCTGAGGTAAACGAAGACGGAGAACAAGTACCAGCTTCTGGTTCAAAATCTGGAAAAAGTTTAGATGAAAAACTTGAAGAAAAAATCAAGTCACACACTAGTGAAGCATTTCGCCAAAACGAAAAGAAGTTATTTGAATCTAAACCTGGAACTTATGCATATGTAAATGTTCCACAATTAGATACAAAATATATTTTTGACCATAAAGAATTGTGGAAAAAATACAAAGAAGAAGACCATAACGTTTGCACGGAATCTTATATAAAAATTCGGAATGAAAGTAACAAGGTTGTTTCTTATCTTGTTAAAGAATTTGAAATGCGTAAAAATGCAGACCAGTTAAAACGTGCTTCTGTTGCAAAAACTGGTGACTTGAATATGAAGAAAATCTTTTCATATCAATTCAACGAAGATATATTCAAAAAGATTACAGT